GAAGGATTGTTAAAAATAACAACTGCAAACTCAAGAGTTCTCACTTTAAAAATAAATCATCTTTATTTATTTGAAGAAAACCTTGAAGGACTTCCAGAGACAACAAAAATAAATAATGAAGGATTAATCTACGATTATTTCCAGTTCAACTCTTTGAATGGGCATAAAACAATGTTCATTGATACAAATGAACCATTTGTAAATCAAATCTATATTAACAAGAAAAACGGCGTTGTTATTACCAAAGTTGATGACTTAGAAATGGAAGTTCCAGATTATGCGATTAAGTTTAGAGTATTAGAGCTTGCAAAGCAGTATGATATTAAAGGTTGTCAAAACGGCATATATCATTATAGAAAAGAACTAAAAATACCTAGGTTCTTAAAGCTTGATTTAAGATTCAACAAAAGAGAGATAGTCAAGACAAAACTGAATGAATACAAAAATCAAAACAACTTGACTTTCATACAGCCAACAGATATAATAGAACATCAACTCTTAGAACAGATACAACCAAACAGATTATGGAACCTATTGAGATCTCCCCACATCAAGAGAAAAATCGTTTTTTCAATGTAGCTGGTATTATACCTATTGCTGGCTACCAGAACGAATATGGGACTATTTGGCCTGATTATTTAAATCCTATTGGGGTTGATTATTATCCTTTCCATAAGTCCGTTATGGAGTGTGCTTTTGCTGGGTGTGATACAATCTGGATTGTTGGAAATTATGATTATATGGGAATCGTTAAAAAGTTTCTTGGAGATCATGTAATAGATCCAGCAATGTATGAACGCTGGTATATAAACAAAAGCGGAAAGAAAACATATAAAAGAAAGATTATTCCAATAATGTATATTGGTATGGATCTTAAATATCTTAAAAACTGCACTATTCCATTCAGCATTTTGTATGGTGCTTATATGGTAAAGCGTGTATCTAATAGAATGTCTAAATGGACAAAGCCAAATAAGTATTTTAGTTCTTTTATGAATCAACAATACAATATTAATGCGCTTTATGACCTGCGAAAGCAAATAAAGTCAGACAATCCATTTTTTGTTTCTCACAATGATAAAACTGTATTAGATGGACAAGCTTCTGCTTTTACTTTTGATAATGAAGATTTATACAACATTTTAAAGTGGTCAAAAATAAAAAATAACTCTTCTTTCAGTGATGTGTTCGCCAAAATGGACACCGAAAATAGTTATATATGGAAGCCAGATTATTGTTTTGATACTAAAACTTGGGAAGGTTTTAAAGAGTATATGGGTTCTCCATTAACAGCAAAACATAAACTTATTCCTTCACTTTTTAGCACAAATGTTGTTCGTTTTAATAAGCTTTACAGGGAGAAATAATGGGCATGTTCGATGATGTTGAAGTTCCACATGATATAGAAAATGGTCCTTTTGCTGGAGATTACCAGACAAAAGATCTTTCTAATGAACTTGCGACCTATGTGTTGCAAAGTGGTCGGCTATATGTTAAGTTAGTAAAGTATGAAGTTGTTCCAGAAGAGGAAAGGAAGCATCCTGTTTTTGGATTACTTCGTGCCAAGTTTCTTGGTATGCAAGATACAAATCATCACGGCTATATTGAAATGTATAATGCCAATGAAACTTGGAAACTTAAGTTTACAGATGGAGAACTAGTGGAGGCCAAAATGATTGAGTTTGTTCCAAATGATCCCGATACAACAGAACCAAATAACGATGGTAAAGATTCAAATGGAGATAGTTCATATTGGGAAGGCGATGAGCAACAATATGAATACAATCCAGAAGATTACGAGGGATAAAATAAATAATGCCTAGTTAGTCCGTTTTTGTTGCCGTGAAACTATTTATTATAGCATAATAAGGAAAACATTATGGTTATTTATAAAATAGAAATAAACGGAACAGAAAGATTTTACATAGGTTCCGCTCATGATTTTATCAATCGCAAATCAACACATTTAAATCATTTGCGTTCTGGAAAACATACAAACTTTTTTTTACAAGATTTGTATAACAAACAAGGTGAAGAAAGTTTTATTTTTTCTATTGTTGAAACGATAAATATTGCTGATTGTTGTGATAAACAACAAGCAAATAAGATTTTATTGGAAGCAGAACAAAAATGGATAAATAAATACGATTTTAGTTCTTTACTTAATATTTGTCCTATTGCTGGAAATACTTCTGGTCGCAAACACTCACCAGAAGCTAAACAAAAAATAAGCATAAATCATTTTGATGTTAGTGGTGTAAGAAATCCGCAGTTTGGAAAAAAAGGTGAACTATCGCCAAACTATGGTAAAAAACATAAAAATGAAACAAAAGCGAAAATAAGTGCCAGCACCAAAGGCAGAAAATCTTGGTGCGAAGGTGTAAAAAGACCCGAACATGCTGATGAAATGAAAGGTGAAAATAATCCCTTTTTTGGTAAAAAGCATGATGATGCTACAAAAGCACATTTATCAGCAATAACCAAACAAAGATTGTTGTCAAAAGGCGGTAGAAAACTTACTATGCAACTTGTGCAAGAAATAAAAGAACGCTATAATGAAGGCAACATTACGATTAGTGCGCTCGCTAAACTTTATAACATAAACAGAAACTATTGTAGTCAACTATTAAAAGGAGTTTTTTGGAACAATGACGAATACACAAAAAATGAATAATATTTCTTTCGTAAACCTTCATTCACATACTGGTCCCGGAAGTATCTTTGATGGACTTGGATACCCGTCAGAGCATTTTGATTTTGCATATTCTAATGGTGCTGACGCTATGGCGATTACAGATCATGGAAATCTAAACTCTTTGGCTTATGCTGTTCTTCATGCTAAAAAAATGAATAAAGAAGGAAAAAACTTCAAATACATTATGGGTGTTGAAGCTTATTTTATTCCATCTGTTGAAGAATGGCGTGTTGAATACGCTCGCATTCAAGCAGAAAAGAAGAGCGCAGAAGAATCAGTTTCTGGTGCAACTATTGAAGATGAAAACGCTTCAAAGAAAGAGATTAAATCTATTCTAAATCGTCGTCGTCATCTTGTTCTTCTTGCACAAAATCAACAAGGTATAAATAATATTTTCAAGCTTGTATCTGAAAGCTACAAGAATGAGAACTTTTATCGTTATCCTCGTATGGATTATGCCCTTCTCCAAAAGTATAATGAAGGCGTAATCGCTATGTCTGCCTGTTTGGGTGGAGTTTATGCAGGATGTTATTGGGAAAATCGAGATAAGGGTGAAGAAGCAATCCTTAAATCTTTCCGTGAAACCACCGAAAAGATGATTTCTATTTTTGGTGATCGTTGGTATGGCGAGCTTCAATGGAACAATATTAAAGAACAACATGAACTAAACAAGTATGTTCTTCGCATGAAAGAAGAATATGGTATTGGTATTGTTTCAACTGCTGATTCTCATTATCCAAATCCAGATGCTTGGAAAGATCGTGAACTTTATAAACGACTTGGTTGGCTTGGAAAAGGAAAACCAGAATGGGCAGAAGGCGAAAGTGAACTTCCTGACGGTGTAGACGAAATCGGATATGAACTATATCCAAAGAATGGCGATCAAATGTGGGAATCTTATAAGAAGTATTCTGCTTCTTGTGGTTTTTCCTATGATGACTCTGTTGTTCTGGAAAGCATAGAAACAACTTATAAAATTGCACATGAACGTATTGAAGCGTTCATGCCAGATAATACCGTTCGTTTGCCAGAGTTTGTTGTTCCTGCTGGTTTTACCGCAGGACAAGCCCTTTCTAACTATGCTTTTGATGGATTGCGTTCTTTGAATCTTCATCAAAAGAAGAACTATATTGAGCGTATGGAACAAGAGCTTGCAGTTATTGATGATAGAGGATTCAGCAAATACTTCCTTACAATGAAAGCTATTTCTGATAAAGCACAACAACTTCAACTAGTCGGTCCCGGTCGTGGTTCCGCTGCTGGTTCTCTTGTATCTTATGTCCTTGGTATTACGCAAGTTGATCCTATCAAACATGGACTACTCTTTGAGCGATTCATGACAAAGAATCAAGATGGATTCCCAGACATTGATTATGACGTTTCCGATCCAATGGCTCTAAAAGACGTTCTTATCAAGGAATGGGGAGATACAACCGTAGTTCCTATTTCCAACTGGAATACACTTCAACTTAAATCACTTGTAAAGGATATTAGCAAGTTCTACAACATTCCATTCAAGGAAGTAAATGAAGTAACCGGCAAAATGATTGCAGAAGCAACACCAGTAGCTAAAAAAGCACATGGTATTAAAGCTGGTGTTTATGCTCCAACTTTTGAGGAAGTAAAAGAATATTCTCCAACACTTCAAACATTCTTGAAAAAGTATCCACATATTGCAAATCACATTGATATGCTTTATGGACAAGTTCGTTCATGCTCTCGCCATGCTGGTGGTGTTGTAGTTGGAGAGAATCTTGATGTTCATATGCCCCTAATCAACTCCGATGGTGTTCGTCAAACTCCTTGGTCCGAAGGACAAAACGTTCGTCATTTGGAACCAATGGGATTCATCAAGTTTGATATTCTCGGTATTGCTTCTCTTCGTATGATTGAGAGTGCTATTCGACACATTCTAAAGCGTCATTTCGGAGTAAAAGATCCAACATTTGAAGATGTAAAGAAGTTTTATAACGATAAACTACATCCAGAGAAAATGGATTTGAACGACAAGAAAGTATACAAAAATGTATTCCACAAAGGAAACTTTGCTGGTGTGTTCCAGTTCACAGAGCGCGGAGCACAGGAACTTTGCAAAAAAGCAAAGCCAAATAACATTATCGACCTTTCCGCTATTACTTCTATTTATCGTCCCGGTCCTCTATCCGCTAACGTAGATAAGGACTACATTGTTGCTAAAGAAGCACAAGATCAAATCAAATATATCCATCCAATCGCAAAGCAAATCACGCAGGATACTTACGGCTTCCTAATATTCCAAGAGCAAATCGCACTTCTTGCTCACAAGCTTGGAAAGGATATTGATCTTGATGAAGGTAATAAGCTTCGTAAGCTTCTAACTAAGAAAGGAACTGGTAAAGGATTTGAAGAAAAAGACAAGAT